CCATCCCGAGTTGGGCTCGCCAGGAGTGTAGAACTCGAGGATCAATTGATCGAATTCCAGGTTTGCATAAATCCAGTCAGCCAATTCAGCGTTGTCTGTTCCCATACATTCGAAGTCTGCGGCCTCAGCTTTTGCATGTTGGCTGTTGATCGAGCTACCTATTTTTAGGCACAGCTGCTCGCTACGGAACCCTGACGTTACCTTTACTCTGCCGAAGTGGTCACGTACCGGCTGTAAAATATTTTCACAAAGTGCTTTTAGTTTTTCTATCTGACCTGAGTTAGGATTATTATTTATATCCAAACGAATAGCAGTGTCTGATTTAATAAGCTCTTGAAGAGAGAAGTTACGAGATAGTTCCATTTTATTTCATGTAGTTCATGACTAAGGCTAAAATTATTGACCCCATTCCAGCAACAATCATATATTCAATTCTTCTAATACGTTCCTTCATTTCTCTGATTTGTTCGAACGTTTGTTTCTGCATGATTCTACAAAGTTTTTCATGCTCATCTATTTTTTGTAATGCTGATCTTTTAGCCATAATTATCCTCGTCCAAATAGTATTTCTAATTTTTGTTGTGTTGTCAAGTTAGAAAAAGATCCCGCTGCACCAGGGTTATTAACAATATTTGCATCAATGTTTGGTAAATTTAACGTTGTTGGTGTTGCAGGTGTGTCTTGCATAATAGGTAGTAATGGGTTTTCTATAAATGGAAACTGTGGTTCTTCTAGAGATACTTTTCTCATTTCATTTTGAATAGTTTGTATAGCACTTTGTGCATCATCTAACGGACTTGTTGTTCCTATTGAAGCAGCATTATCTCTAAAAGCTTTACGTATCTCTGGTGAAATATTTATTGGTCTAAATATATTTCTATCTATAGTATTAACATCTATACCTGATAATCTATCTACACCACTTCTAAAATCTGCATTGCTTATATTTAAAGTTCTAGCTGCATCAAGGTCTTGTTTAAAATTTTTTCTTACATCAAACAAAGCCCTGTTTGCATTTAAATATGCGTCTACTATTTCTCTTGGTTCAATAGGTCCACCACGTAAAGCTTCCCTAGTAAATAATGATCTAGATTCCCTTACACCTCTTTGGTAATCAGCTACTTTAAAATTAATTGCTCTTCCAGGGTTTACGCTTACAGATCTAAAACCAAACAATCCTGCAAACTCATCACCAAATTCAAAAGCTTGCCCATATTTATCGAACTTACCTTTTGTAATTACATCAACAGATTCTATTGACCTATCTAATCTTTTTAATTGTTCAAATGAAAACGGCATTTGTGCTTTAACTAAGTGACCCATAATTTTATATGCTTTGTCACCAGCAACATCTTGTGGATTAAATACTTGGAAACCATCTCTAGTTCTACCGTTTCTTGCTATGATATCTGCAACTGCTTCTGTCCAAATAGACTCCGATATAAACGGTTGTGCAAACTCTGACATGGATGCAAACGTACCTGCAATAAAATCATTCATTAAACCGTCTTCGTCCGTTCTACCATCAGCAACGGCATTTATAACAGTTTGTATAGGTCTAATTAATGTGTCGTATGCATTCGCATGGCTGAAGTCTATATATTGAAAAGAACCATCTTTATTTTTTATAGGTAGTAATGTTGAGTTTTTTGACCATTGTGCAACGTATCTTCTAAGAGCCTCTCTTTCTTCGTCTGTTACATCGTAGATAGCTTGAAAAGCTTTTTGTGTTGCGTAAGGCACAGCTGCAACTGTAGCACCAAATCCAAACAACCTTGTGTATCCTATACCTTCAAAAGGTTTTATTGTTTTGCCATCAGGTGTAATGATTTCTTCATTTATCTCTCTAAGACCACGTCTTACAATATTTGTACCCGTTCTAACTATTTCTGCAGGAAACGATACAAAGTTTCCAATAGGTAATTTTCTTAATGATTTAACAAAATCAGAAACATAATCATAATTGGGTATGTTATTTTTTACAATATCAGCAGCTTCTTGTTTAAAAAAATTATCGTCAATTACTACATCAACACCATTTCTTTTTATAGTCATACCCCTTGTTACACCATTGTTTGCAAGAGTTTTTTCTAATCTAGATTTTTCCATAGCCCATGATGCTATCTTCCAGAAATCATCTTCAGCTGTATATAAATCTTGTGATACAGATTTTAATTTTGATAATGGTTTTAATAATAATCTAAGACCTTTGTCTGATGTCATAGTCTCACCGAAGTTTACATCTTCTAACAGTCTTGTTAAATCTCCTAGTCTTACATTAGAGTTTACAACACCTAGTTTTAATAATTCTTCATACAGATCATTTTGTTGCCTTGTGCCTTTGAGTGGTGTTTGTAATGCTTGATAGGCTGTTTTAATAGCTTGACCGTCTGGTATAATACCATTAGCTGTAGCAAACGCACCAGCAGATACAAAGTTTCTAACATGTGTGACGGGTGATAAAATTGTTTTTGCTATTTGTGATAGACCTTTTGGATATAATACAAGGCTTTGATATAATTGACCTAACATACCTGCGTTATCAAAAGCAAGTGACGTGCCTTCTAATGCTTTAGCCATACCTGATGTAGTGTATAACTCATTAATAGGATTTATAGATCCACCTTTTGCTGCAACACTAAGTGTTTTAGCTTGGTCAATTCTTACCTGTTGATAATCATCTCCAAATGCAAGCAATGCTTCATCGTTTGTTTTTACAAACATTGGTTTTTTACCAGCAGCTATAAGTTCTTCGTTCTTTTTTAATAAATCATTAAAGAAAAGATTTCTTCTTGTTATCATAGATAATTTAGCTGTTCCACCTAGTATAGTCTGCATAGGATTGTTTTGTTTACCTAGTAATTTTTCAAATATTTTTTTATCTGGTTCTTTTATTTTACCCAAAGAAATTAAAGCAGACCCTCTTTCAGTAGTTACTTCATCTAAAACAGTTCTGCCTACAAAAGACTCTGGAACAGAAAATATAGCGTCTGATGGTTTATCCATTCTCATACCTTTTGGCAGTCTTGCAGTTTTTAAAACTCTTGTTACAGCCTGCTCTGCTTGAAGATCCGTCATCTCTTCACCAGCTTCTCGTGCACTAGATTTAAATACTTCTTTAGCTTCGTTAATTGCTTCTTGTGTTGGTTTATATTTTACCCATGGAAAGATACTTTGATTTTGAAATATATCATAAGTTGATCCAAGATATCCTTTAAATTTTTTACCAAATAAATCTTTAAATTCTTTTATTTCGTTTGTTCCTAATGTTCTCCCTAATTTAGAAAATAAATCAGTCCATCTAGTTCTTATTGCAGAAAGACTTCCAAATATATTTGCAATAACTTCATCATCTACTTCCATATCTTTTAATTCTTTTGCAATTTGATTTTTTAAAGTTTTATCTAAAGCACCAAAAGATGTATTACCTAATTCATCAATTTTTGGATCTCCTTCTAATAATAATTTATTTATTTTTGATAACATTTGTTTTCTTTTTGCAGCTTCTGCCTGATTCAATACTGTACGCATTGGTGGAAATACTTTATCAATTGCTATATCTAGTTCCCTAGATATATTTCTTGCACCTGCAGCGTCTGCAGCTCTCTCACCTACAGAAATTCTTTCTATATCAAAAAATTCTTGAGTTTTGCCACTTCTTGCCCTGAACCCCGATGCAATCTTATCTATAAATGAATCTAGTTTAGAGTTTGCTGTATCTAATTGTTTGTTTCGATCAGTAAGTCTCTTAATAACCTTACCAGTACCACCGATTATACCAGTAAATAGTGCCCCTTCTGTACCAAATTTAACTCTGTTTAATAGTTCTCTTGTTGGATCATCGTCAGATGATCTGTCTATTTTAGTTGGACCACCAACAAAATCTCCAAACGTACCTAATTGTTCTACGTCACCCACAAATACAGCCTCAGCAACACCACCTCCTAATGCACCTGCAATAAATTTATTTGTTTTTCCTCTTGCATTTAACTCCGCAGCCTTATCTATACCCTTTGTAAGATTTGGATTTGTTGTTTTAAAATATTTATTATTTCTACTTGCACGCATTGCATCATCTGCAAGTTGAGCACCTATTTTTATACCTCTTACTGCAGGTATACCTATGTTTACTAATGCTTCTGTAATTTTACCGGCAGCTGTAGCTTCTGCTTTTTCATCAAATTCTGTAAGATCATCAAAATATTTTTCTACTTCTGCTGCATACCTTGTCCCTGCACCAAGATCTATAAGCGTTGCGCCTAAAGAAAAGAAACCTTTTGGTATACCAATAAGACCAGATGCAACACCAGATAATACTGATTCTATTGTACCTACCTTATTGTTCTTATCGTAAGAAAGTGGGTTTAAATCTGAAGGGAGTGCCATTTATACTCCTATGTTACAATGTCGATAACTGATCCGTCCTCACCAACTACAACAATGTTTTTACCGACAACATAATTACCAGCATCTAAAATTCCTTTTCCTGCTGATTGTAATTTAACATTTTGATCGTTGACAAAGTCAACAACGTTTAGAGTTGGGTTGTCTTTTAAGAAAGATGCAACATCTTTTGAATTGAATGTGTGGCCAGCAGGAATATCTATCCCTTTTTCTATAGCAAGTGTAGCTAGTTCAGGACCTTCTAATACAATACCTTGTTTAGTTTCTAACGCAGTCAGTGTTTCATTTAAATCACCACCTAGTAATTGTTTATCAGCTAACTGTATTTTTTTCTTAGTTAATTCTGTTGTTAATGCATCTTTATCCTTGTTAATATCTTTTGTGATCTCACCCTTAAGTATAGCCGCATCAATTTGTTTTTTAAGATCAGAAGATTTATCTAAGTTTTTAGATATAGCACCTATTAATTGTGATTGTAAACTACCGGATTTGATAGCTCCTTTTAGGTCTCCACCTTCTTGTTGTATAATTTTACTTGCATCAATTAATGAATCATAGACAGCACCTTTTTTCATTTTATCAATACCCATAAGTTTGTAGTATCTTTTTCTGTTAGCTTCTATTTCTGCGTCTCTGTCTATTTTAGGTGAATCTTGTGTGCCTGTATCTTTTTGATCTAGTTTTGTTGTTTTTTTATTTTGTTTTATGTTTTCATTTAACTCAGCTATCTTTTTGTTTTCAAAATATTTATCTTGGTCAAATATAAAATCAGGTACAGCAAGATCTGCTGCTTGTAATAATGCTTTTTTACCTAAACTTAATCCGCCTTCTACTACAGGAGGAATTACCGATGCACCTGTGCTAACTGCAAATGGTGCTGCTACTCCAGTAAAATATGGGTTTTCTTTTACAAAAGCTCCCGCTCTTTCCATAAAAGGAACTGGTGGCATTGTTTGAGATGCATATTTTTGTCCGGTTCCTGAATAACCAAAAATAGGGGTACCATCCGGTTTATTTCCAATTATAGTTTTATTTTGTGTAACTTTTCCAGGTTGCATTTTAAATGTTGGTTTCATTTTATTAAATAGTCTAGGTATGATACCTCGACCATAATCTATAAGAGATTGACCACCCGGTGCTTTAGAAATTAACCCTGCAATAAGACTACCTTTTTTATACCCAGGTCTGTCTTGCATACCAGTCATGATCCCTTCTTTAATAGGACCACCATATCTAAACATTGGTCTATTTAAAGTTTTCATTTCTTCCTCTTCATTGCTTTGCCAAAACCACGTTTAGCAACACCACACCCAACACGGCCACCTTTTTTTAAACCAAATAAATATCTAACTGCTTCAAGTCCCATAAGTGCGTTTGAAGCCCCCATTCCCATTTTATAAGGAACACCTCCGCCAAAATCTTTTATTTTTTTAAATGTAGATCTTTTATCTTTAGCCATATACTATCCGAAATATTTACCAAACAATCCTGCGATACCTGCTGCTGTACTTAAACCTGAAGCAAACGGACTAGCTCCACCTGTGGGTGCTGGTGGAGGAGATGCGAATCCAGCTAATTGACCTAGACCACCCCCGTATTGTTGAAGTCTTCCAAATGGTTCGTAAGCTGCAGTTCTTGCTGCATCAGCTTGTGCTTGTAATTGTTGTTGATTTAATCCTTGTCTAAATGCTCCAAGGTTACCTAGTGAAGCAACGTCTCCTGCCAAACCAGATCTTTGGAAATTAGATAATGCAAACTGATCTTGAAACGCTTGGCCTCTTCTTCTTGTTGCATCTTGAAAACCTTGTTGTAATAAGTTAGCCGCGATCCCTGATCTATTAGCAGTGGTGTCAGCCATAAATTGTCCTTGTAAAGCACCTGTTCTACCTCCACCAAATGCACCTTGGGCTACTGCAGAGTCTTTAATATTTTGCAGACCCTCATTTCTTGATAGATCATATCGTCTTAATGTTTCATCAATAACAGCTCCTTGATATGGAGACATAAATGATGAAATAGATCCAGGTCCAGTTCCTGCACCCGTTCCTGTAAATTGTTGTGCTTGTGTTAAAAATGGTTGATACCCACCAATACCAGATGTTGCAAGATTAATTGCTTGTGTCTGTAAAGGGTCTTCGCCTGCAACAAATGCGCTACCTGTAAACTTACTTGTGTCTATAGGTACGGATGTACCTGCCGTTAATTGTTTGGCAAAATCTTTTGCTGATTCTTGTAAATAATCTGGTAATGACATTATGCTATCCTACTCTCTAACATTTGTGATTGATCAAACATTTCTTGTGCAGGATTTTCCATGCCCTGGGACTCTTCTGATATAGTACCACCTGCTTCTAGATTGTCCATCATATTCTGCATAATCTCTGCACCTTTATCTATATCTCCCCCACCTGCAGCTCTTACAGCATCTGCTGTAAATACAAATTCATTCTTGCTAAGTCTAGCTGGCACATCGTCCGCTCTTTCCTCAGCTCCTAGTGGTACAAAACCACCTTCTCTATAATCTTTTTCTAAGCCACCCATATCTATCATGCCACCTTCTGCATATCCTGGTAGGCTAGCTAATCCACCATCAGCAGCATAGAAAGATCTTTGTACTGCAGATTTAGGAGGCATAAAATATAATGCAGATTGTGTTGGATCTGAATAATAATCTTTAGCTTGTTGTCTAATGTTTGCTACCATTGGCTGTACACCTGTAACAGGTACACCTTCGTCAATTTCTTCTTCATCATCACCACCCATAAAGAATGGTGCAGCTATACCTGCAGCACCTAAACCTGTTAATGCTGCTCTACCTAAACTAAAATTACCTTCAGGATCTCTTACTAATGGTGCAAGTAAACTACCTTTATCAAACAATCCTTTAGTTTTTGCAAATAATTTAGTAAAATTACCTAGACCACCACCGCCTCCGAGTGCGCCTCCAGCTAAATAAGCTCCACCACCAAGTAAAGCCAGTTTACCTATTGGTGATTTAACAACTTTTTTTACAGCACGTTTAGCTTTTTTTACAATCTTACCTAGAAAATACCCTTGTCTCGGCTCGTCTAGTGTCATGATACCACCGCCAGCTCTAAGTTGTCTTTCCATATTCATTCTTGAAATTGCCATAGTTTGTCCTTTTTAACGTCTTTTTATCCTATAATCAACATCTAGTTAAACCTGTTTGCTGCGATCTGATTGTCAATAAACATTTGTTCATCATCTGATATAGGTTCATTATTTTCTATCATGTTAGTATAGTTATCCATCTGACCTGTAAAATCAGATCTAGCAAATGGAGAATCATAATAAGCATTTGTTCCTGTCAAACCTTGATTTGTAACTGGAAGTTTTAGTAAACGATTATTTGGATTGTCAAAAGAAACAATGTTTGGTTGAGTATCATCATCTTCGTCATCTAGAAACTCATTGTAGATATCTAAATAATTTGGATTAATACTACTAAGACCACGCATATCGTATGTTGGTTGGTTATATCTTTTACCATAACCTAGTCGTTGTCCAATATTTCTAATTATATTTCCTAAAAATCCGCCACCCGTAAAAAGACCCATAAGACCACCACCTCTATTGTACATAGCTTTTCTTGCAAATACGTTATCACCCCTTCTTGCATAAGCTTTAGCTCTTGCCAACTCGGCTGGTGAGATTGTGTTTTTACTATCGAAAAAACCTGGGTTAACTCTTTGTCCACCACCGGCTGTAATAAATGCACTTCTATAATCTTGTATATCTGATGGTAATTGTTTTGTAACACCGGGTGGTAATTGTACATCGGTCATTCGATCTGTACTTATATTTGATTCAAGTTCTCTTCTATCTGCTCCACTTCCACCACCTGCTTCAGCAGCACTTGTTGCAGCACCAGACATACCTGTATCTCGACTTGGATCTGGACCATCAAATGATCCATAACCGTTTAAACTCATAATACCTGATGGTCCTCTATTGACACCACCTTTTAATGAACCATGTAAATCTTGTTTAACAAGTAAATCTTTTTCTGCTTTTGTGATATATGCTAATTCTGTTTCAGGATGATCAGGGCTAGATTTCCATTTTATAGGAGCTTTAACTTCTTTTTGTTTGCCCAGATAATTTTGAACTCCGCCTTGTAGTATTGGTTTTTTAGTCACTCTGTTCTCCAAATAAATCTAAATTATTAAGCAGGCGTAGATAACCTGAAATACTATATTTTATTTTATTTTTGTATTTTCGTCAACTTTTTTAACGAATTGTAAGGTCTATTCTAGATCATCTTTGAAACGACCACAATAAGAATATTCTCCTACATGGGTTATATAGTCGTTTATATAGGCATATACTTTGCCACCTATGTCAACCCATCTTTGGCAAAACCCGAAGTCTTCTCCAAAATAACGTTTAGTAACAGGATCATGCAACGTATCAAATAAATTGTACATATTCTCTTTTTTAACCTCAACTCCATTAATAATGGTAGGTTGGAATATCTCTAAATGAGAGTATTCTTTAATCATTTTTTCAAGAACATTTCTCTTAATTAACATGCATCCAGTAGGAGCATGAGTTAATTCTATAAGTCCCTGGTCCACGGTAATGGAGTCTGGATTATCTAACTTTACAGGAAAAGTAAAACCTGATTTTGCTAGATCATCAGCACTATGTTTCGAGGTATTTCTTTTCCATATTTTATCCCAATTTAATGTTTTCATAGGATAAGGAACACTTATAATATCTTTGTCAAAATTTAACATTTTAAAAATAGTTTCAGAATTAAAATCAATGTCAGAATCAATAAACAATAAATGCGTATAGTTGTCTTCATGATTTAACATTTCTGCAACACATAGATTTCTACCTTGTGTAACAAGAGAAGATTTTAATAATGTAAAACTACACTGTATTTTTTTGGCCCAACATGCTTGTTGGAATTTTAACACAGCTTGACAGTAATGCATACTGACATCACTATGACATGGGGTACATACCATTATTTTATAAGGAGATTGTTCTCCTATATTTATTTCTGTTACCGTGTTTGTTTTTATTGTTTGATAAGTGTCATTATTCTCAACAACAGTTTTATCTTTATTGAACCATATAGGATCATTTGGTTTTTGCATCTAAAGCTCCTTTTAAAAATCTAGTCCAGCCGTTTGCTATTTTATTCCAATTGTAAAAAATATTTACATAAAGAGATTGTGATTCTAAATGATTATGTATCTGTGTACTGTGTAATGTATTTGCTGCAGCATCTATACTATGAGCAAATTTTTCAGCTAACCTTTTATAGTTATTATCGTAAGGTATATACATTGGAAACTCTGCACCTGTTTCAAACAATGCTCCATAGTTAGTTGTAATACAATACAGACCACCTGCCATACATTCTAATAAAGATATACAAGACGTTTCTTCGAAGATACTAGGATAAACATACATATTATATTTATGCATGTTTTCTTTTATGTATTCATTAGGTTTGTAACCTATGTAGTTTACGTTAGGTAAAGATTCTGCTTGTTCATATAATTTCCTATAATCATGATCATTTTGTTCGTAAAAATTTTTTCCATAAACTTCGGTTGAAGAATATACATCTAAACTAATTAAAGGATTCTTAACCAATTGCATAGCACCTAACAACACACTAAGTCCTCTCCAGGGTGTATTTTGATGTATAATTTTTATAGGCTGACCAACTTTATAAGGTTCAGCTTTTTGAATATTATCTATACCATTTTTTATAACAACACATTTTTCTAAAGGTAAATCAAATACGACTCTAAATTTTTCAAAAGTCCAATGTGAATTAAATACATACCAATCATATTTATGATGATTAGATTTATCTTTAAACCAAGGAGTTATATTAGGCTGGTCCCATGAATTTTTTTGCCAAAGTATATTTAATTTAGTTGGGTGTAACGGAATCTTTTCAGGTACAGATGTTGTAATTTGTACTTGGTCTAATATTTTTTTATCTACGTATTTTTCTAAGTAACTAAATTGTAACTCAGTCCCACCTTTAGGTGTTTGATTTTTTATCATCCATTGCTTTCTGTAATAAATTTAATCCTTTCGGTGATACTTGAACTGTTATGTCTTGTGCAATATGATCTGCAACTGTATCAGTGTTAGGATCAGCTATATCAGCATCTTTCTCTTGTTCATCTTTATATACTTTATTAGTTCTAGTGTTTCTTAGAACTGTTATTGTCGTACAATCAATTTTTAATATATCATCCATTCTGTTGTGACCTGTCTATTAAAGCATAACTTATCAGGCCCTGTATCTTATTACTGCCTGTAGCTGCTGTTACTGTTATAGCATCACCTGCTTCTAAATTCAAGCCTTGAGGAGAAGCATTTACTTGCGACTTAGCTGCCAAGTCATCTCTAAAAAATTCATATTCAGTATTTGAATCAGATGAGTCTACAAAATTCATATTCACTACAATAGCCGATGATGCATCATTGTTTGCACAATAAACACTTTTAACTATAATTGTACCATCAGTAGGACAAGTAAGCACCGTTGCTTTAGCTGTATCAGCTTGTTTAAAACCTTGGTTTTTATATTGTATTGTCATGATAAAAAGTAACTATATATATCTTGTTCTTCTTTCAAGTCTTCTTGAAAAGAAAAATTAAGTTGATTTTGTAAAGAAGTTAAAGACTCTAATATTTGTCTTTGGTTTTCTACGTCGTACTCTGGTTTAGGTTCAGGTATGTAGTTATTTATTTTAGCCATTATCTACGTCCATCAGGTTGTGCGTCTAATCTAAATGTACCATAACGCCATGTTTCACCTGTACTATCATTTTCTATTTTAAGGGAAACTAGTCTACCTCTTGCACGTGTATCTATTTTATCAGTAGATGAAGTTACTGTAAAAGGACCAAGTGGTGAACTAGTAGCTGTGTTGTTTGGATAATTATTTACTAGTAAAGTAATTTTTGAGTTACCTGTAAGAACTTGAAAGTCTGGTATAAATCTTCTAACTGACATAAAAAATTCACCGTCTCCTCTGTAATTAGGAATTGCTGTTGTCTTTCCAGTTATATTCATAGATGCAGTAATATCAAAATCACCTGATTGAATAAAAGCATCAATAGAACTAGTACCAGAACTATTTACTTGATCAGTTCCTTTTTCATGTTCATAATATGTAGATGCTCCATAAGTATTTGTAATTCCTTGTATATCAAAATTAGGTGTAGCTGTTTTATTATATTCAGTTGCAAAAGGTAATTCAAAGACACCTTGATCTAAATAACTACTTCTTGCAAGAGAACTTGTAGTCCATAAATTTTCTAAATAATTATAAGTAACACATCTATCTATTTGAGTAGAATTTGCTTTAGGGTAAAACCAATTTATTTCTGTATACAAAGAATTATGTTCTGCATAAACTAGTTGACTAGAATTATAATTTATACCTAAGCCATCTCCTTTTGTTGTGAATACAAAATCTTCAACTAAACAAGGGATAGATTTTACAGTACCATCAAACATAAAAAACCCGCCTTCGCCCGACATCCAGAAAACAATACCGTTAGAATAAGTAAGTGCGTTTTGACCAATTAGTCCGCAGTTTGTACCCACCTGTCTAACAGAGAATGTAAAAGGTGATCCAACAAATTGAATTAAATATGCAGAGGTATCTGTTAAAACCAATGTGTAGTCTTTACCAGATACAGCTCCTATAATTTCATTACCTTTATCAAGTCTAAAAGTACCTGCAGTATTGGTAGCTGTAGGTAAATAAGTATTGAAATCTTCTTGGTTAGAAAATCTTATAAACATTGGATCAAATGTTGATGTAGTTCCAATAGTTGTTTCTGTACCAAAATGAAACACGTGTCTGTCTCTATCTGATACTTGAGTTAATCTTGTTTTAGTAGGAGCGCCCGTCATTACTGCAGCTCTATTAGTTGTTGGATTAGCCGCTCCCGCATTCCAAGTAAATGTTCTACCATTTCCAATAGTTGCAATTAATATTTGACCAAAGTTATCTAGCGACCACAAGCCTGGATCTAGAATTACGTTAGTAGTTGATCTAGGTGTATTCCATGTACTAGTGCTCCATGTAGAAGCACCCCAACCAAAACCACCGGTTTGAAAAGTTGGACCAACAATTTCATAGGGGTCAATTTGAGCAGACCCTGTTCCACTACTTGCACCCGCAGAATTAGAAGGCATTGTAATTTGAAATGTATTTGATGTTTTATTTAAAACTTCAAAAGTATTATCGGTAAAATCTGCCGTTGCGTAGCCTGAACTTGTTGGAACAGATACACTTGAAAATGTTATATATCTTCCATCTAACAAACCATGTGAAGTTTTATTAACCGTAACTGTTGCTGACCCAGAGGTAACTGTAAAAGTAGCTCCTGTAATTACATCATTATCTAAAGGAGAAATGTCATAAAATCTATTGTTAGAATATAAAAATAAACCCTGTGAGGTTCCTATTGCTACATATTTTTCACCAGCAATACTAGTAAAGGCATGCTGAGATCTTGCTACACCTGGTAGCGTGTTATTTGAACTAGTTAGTTGATTCCAACCACCTATTTTTTCAGGTAAACCATATCTAAATCTTACAAAATCTCCATCAACCCATTGCGATTCAGCACCTGAGTCTGTGACTTGTTTATTAAAACCAGGTTTAAAATTAAGTTTTTGTAACATATTTTATCCGTATTATAAAAGAAACAAGGATAAATATATCACTTTCTAAACCAACTTGGAAGTCCTAAATGTGGGCGTCCATCGAACATATTCTTCTTCGCCCCTGGTGTTTTACGATTATTATAATGTAAAAAAACTTGAACACATTCTTTACCTTTAAATTTATTTCTCCAGTGTTCTAATTGACAACCAGAATACACTAACATATCTCCTGGTTTTAAATCTACTTTAACACCCTTCTTACCTGTTTCTCCAGATGGTTCTAAGTATATAGGCCAAGGATCTCCACCAAGATTCATAGTAGTAGATATCTCACAACTAAATCTATCTTTGTGTCTTTTTAGTACATCTCCTTTTTTATATATCCTAGCATATGTATATGCTGGATATAATTTTAATCCAGTTGCTTTTTCCATAGCTGGTTGACATTTAAGTAATAAAGTTTCCATTGCAGTGTCAGAATAACAACAATAAGTATTTGGTATTTGATCGTCTTTATTTTCATAGAATCCAATTATCTGTTCATATGGTGAAAAATATCTTTCTTGTTGACATGTATCTAAAACTTGTTTCTGCATAGAAAAATAGTTTGCAATAAATGTAGCTAAGTCTTTTGAGATAGCCTGACGAATAACTGTGTATTTATTTTTTTTAAAGTCCATTAAAAATAGTTAAAGTTAATTATAATTCTATTATTACAATCTGTAGAATTTGTCCCGTAATGTGCTTTATCAGAATCAAATAAAACCATTCTATTACTTTTGCTTTCTACTTTTTTATCTCCTATCATCGTGTAACCATTATTATCATTTAAATAGTATATTGCAATTTTACATTTAAAATTTTGATCGTAGTGTTTATCGGATTTAATTAATTTATGACTTATAGGAGTTAAATTAGCTTTTACTCTAATTAAAGATAAAGGTTTTAATTTTTTTATTATAGGATCTAAGTGATCAAACTTATTAGAATTAACTTTATTATCGCTATAAAATATGTGCACAAACTGATACTCAAATAATTTTGGATCAGAAGTAGGTTGCCAGGTTTTATTATGATTATAGTACCAAGGAAAATAAGTTGATTCCATGTTATTTTTTAAAAAAATATATTCTTCAGTAGATAAATAATTATCTTTTATTTCAACCATTTCTAGCCATTTCTTTTGGTACTGCTTGTATGTTCCAATGTATAAATCTAAAAGGTTTAACTCCATGATCTACAACAAACTCGTGTTCTAAATAACCTGGAAATATAATTAATGTTCCAGGCAACGGTCTAAGATCTATCAAATCATTACCAGGCCATACTCCCTTTAAATTTTTTTTCATTTTTAATTTTGTAGCTCTAGCTCCAGTACGTGGCTCATGAAATACAGGATAAGAGGTTTTATCACTACACTTTAAAAAATAAAAACCCGATACGTGTTGATTCCAATGCACGTGTGCTGAATGGTGACCACCACCTTTTTTAGAAAACTCTTGTACCCACATTTCACTAAACATAGATATATATTGTTGCATGTCAAAACCTTGATGCTCTAAATATTCCCAAGATTTTTGACCAACATAGTTTCTTAAATCAATAAAATCATTATCATGAATAAGAGGTGTTGAGTGATATGATCTTCCAAAATCACCATGCTCTTTTATATAATTTTTTTCTCTTTTACGTGCTTCAAGAATATATTTGTTACTAGCTTTATTTACAGAACTTAAAAATTCTGGTTTATGTTCACTCCAAATAGTTGTGTTAAAATAATTATTTATAATCATATTATTTATAAGGATATCCAGTGCTCCACATTACCAATGAATATCTTGTTCCTTTCGTTACTGGTTTAACTCTATGCCATACAAATGAAGGAAATACAA